TTGCAGTGAATCAGGATGATGACAGCGAAATAGGAATCTTTCACAGCTACGATTGGTCGAACACGCGCAAGAAAAAGAACACGCCTGAGTTCATTCCAAAGTACAACTACCTTACACGCGAGGCCGAGCCACGCCAAATCTATTGGTGCTTCACCTTCACAGGCAGTGACACCTACCCACGCCCTGACTACTGGTCTGCTATCAACTATATCGAATTAGATAAGCAGATTTCAATCTTTCATATCAACCAAATCAGTAACGGTTTATTCCCCTCAACCATTATCAACTTCTACAATGGGCAGGCAACACCTGAACAGAAGCAGCAGATGATGATGGACTGGGAGAATAAGATGAGTGGTGCGCGTAATGCGGGCAAGGTTGTAATGTTCTTTAACGAACGTGACCAACCTAAGACTGAGATAACGCCATTCCCTGTGAATGATGCAGACAAACAGTATCAACTGATGGATACTACTGCAACGCAAAAGATAATCACAGCACACCGCGTAACAACGCCGCTGCTCTTTGGTATTCGTGAGACATCAGGCTTCGGTAGCAACAAAGATGAAATGACCACAGGTCTTGAAATCTTTAACAAGCAAGTCATCGAACCATATCAGGAGAAAATCAACAAGAGCATCACCGAACTATTGAGCAATCAAATGCCGGGTGTGTCTTTTGAGATTGTACCAAATACCCCACTAGTAGCAGAGCAGACTTCGGTTGTTACCGATGCGAACGCAACAGGCTCGACAACTGATGTCGCTGCTACCGCTTTGAATGGTGCGCAGATTAGTTCACTCATTGACATCGTAATGCAAAGTAGCGCAGGTGCTGTGCCTGTTAGCAGTGCTAAGGCAATTGTGGGGGCAGCGTTCCCAACGTTACCTGCCGCTGTGGTGGATGCAATCTTTGCCGATGTTATCGCAGGTTCATTGCAACCGCAAGAAGTCATCATGAGTGACGAAAAAAAAAAAGATGATAGCACAGTAGGTGATGCGCTAATCGCACTGGGTGAAGATGCGTCCGAAGATTGGTTGCTGATTGATGCGTATAATGCAGATGATGAAATTGAACACGAGTTCGCGGTGCGCACAGGGGCGGCAAGACCAGCGGCAAAGAGTGAACAAGATGCCATTATCGATGGCAAGTACTTTATTACTCGTTACGTTTACGCAGGTGACTTTAGGCATGATAATATGCGCCCATTCTGCAAGAAGATGCTTGAAGCGGGCAAGCTTTACCGCAAAGAGGACATCGTCTCGATGGAAAATGTAGCGGTCAATCCCGGATGGGGGCCGAATGGTGTAGACACCTACGATGTTTGGTTCTACAAAGGCGGCGGTAACTGCAAACACTTTTGGGAAAAGCGTGTATATGTAGACGCAAAGGGCGCGAAGATTAACCCTAATGATCCAGACGCAAAGCGTATCGCTGTGGCAATGGCTGAACGCATGGGGTATAAGGTGCGTAACAATTCACTTGTCGCTAAACTTCCCGAGGATATGCCATACAACGGCTTTCTTCCAACAAATCCAGTATACGGTAATCAATAATCACAACTATGGCAGAAGTACTTTTAATATCAGAAAACTACATAAAGAAATACACCACTGTTAACGGTAGTGTTGACCCGAATCTTATGTATCCATCCGTGTATTTGGCACAGGATAAGTGGGTGCTACCTTTCTTGGGAACTGACTTGATGAACAAGATAAAAAACGATGTAGCTAACAACACGATTGCGGGCAACTATCAAGTATTACTTGAGGATTACGTCCAGCGTGCGCTCCTATGGTGGGTAATGGTTGACCTAACGCCGTCACTTTGCTACCGTATGGACAATGGCACTATTGTGCAGCGTCAATCCGAAGACACTACGCCCGTGAGTGATGCAGTTATGAAGGATATGATAGACCGTGCAAGACAGAATGCGGAACACTACACCACGCTGCTGGTCGATTACTTGTGCGCGAACGCTTCACTATTCCCTGAATACTCAACAGCGCAGTGGCCTGACCGTAGCGCACGCACTGACGTGACCAACACGCTCAACTATCAGTTCTCATCGGGCAATACTGCCACATCTTTTCGCCCTACGTACTCACGTAACATCATTAACCGAATACCATGACGGAAAAGAAATCACTTAAGCAAGATTACACCGAACGTTTGCGCAAGTATGAGCGCGAGCTGTCACTAAAACTACGCAGCAATGCAGCCAAAGAGCAAGATAAAACTAAACGGTAGTGCGCGGCCTAAGTCGGTTAGTTACCTACTCCAGCTATACGATGGGGTGTGGTCTATTCCGCTTGCCTTTTTGCTTTTCTTTCTTGCCGGGTACGCTAGTTTTCGCTACTTCGGTGATGCACTCATTAGCACTGAATACATCCAGTATATAGTTCTTGCCGCACTTGTTATGGTCGTGGCAAACTTCGTTGTGTTTATGGGGCTGTATTTCAATTTTCGAGCACTTCAGCGCATGGTATACTCAGCACAAATCAAACAGCAGGCACTAACTGATTTGAGCACATGGCAAAAGATAGTGTTATACGTGGGCTTGTACTTTGCCTACTTTGCTGCCTTCCTGTATATACTTCATTTGCTGATGACGGTTACTGCGTAAGAGTAACAGCGTCAAGCTTTGTAGGTGTTAAAGAAAAGGGCGGCAACAATCAAGGATTCAACAGCGCAGAACTGCGTGCGCTAATGGCTGCGCAAGGGTGGAAGCCCGGCTATGCGTGGTGCAGTTTCTTTGTCATGGCTATGCTAGCCGAATGCGGCATACCTAACACTATCACGGGGTGGTCACCTACTGCGTACAATCGCAAAGATGTAGTGTTTGATGGTGGAAAATTTCTCAAGACGTACAAGGATGATGATGTGCTAGTGATGACTTTGTCCTATGGATCCATGATGAAGAAAAGATTTAAGGGCATAGGTCACACGGGCATAGTCGATAAGATTGGCAAGTACTCAGTGCGCACCATTGAGGGCAACACCAACGAACAAGGTATGCGCGATTCCCGCACGCGTGACGGGGTGTACTACAAGATTCGTCCACTATCTAAAAATCTACACATAACAAGATGGAAAAAGCAAGGATAAACCCGATGTTAATCTATGGCCTAACCATACTAGCAATAGGTGTGCTGGTCATTATGCTGTTCAAGGGCTGCAATAAACCCGCTGCATCACCTGCCGTTGACAGGTTGCATAGCTTGAATGATTCACTGTATCGCGTGATTGAATCAAACAACACAAAGACCGATTCACTATTTGCCAAAATAGACAGCATCAGAGCGTGGAGCGATACGATTATACAGCGTCAAGAGATTACCAATAAATACTACACCAATGAGACATATACTATTCTTAATTCTAGTCCTAGTGCTGCATCACAGCAGCTACGCTCAACGCTCAAAAAGTCGGACAGCCTCCTTAAATCCGGATTTTACACCCGAACTTACGACCTACGACGTGCAGCTTTTCAATCTGAATTACAATAGCATGATGTACTGGTATGGCACAGCGCATGAGATTGATTCACTTTACCAACTTGAAAAGTTAAAGGTGCATTACTACGCCAAAATCACAGGCATACAGGCAAACAGCTACGAAACGCTAGCCACCATCTACGAAAACAAGCAGGCAATTGAAAAGGCCATAGGTGAAGAAAAGGAGATGCAGATAAAGGATTTGAAGAAGCGTAATAAACGGTTGATAATTCACAACATCGGCCTATCCGTGGGCCTAACTGCGCTGGCTGTTTCATCTTTTTATTTAATTGTTTTATGATCAACATCGAACCAAAGGATATAATAACAATCGTAGCCGGTGCGGTATCGCTTTCAGGTCTTTACTATGCGTTAAAAAGAAACGTCGACAAACTAAACATCACAGTGCGCACTATGGACACACATCACAAAAGAGAAATCAGCGCGATACATCATCGCATTGATGAAATCAAAGATGACACGCGTACATCCATTGACAAACTTGAAGGAAAGATTGATGCTATCCAAAATCAGAATGTGACCATAGCTAAGAACCTTGCGGAATTGACAGGTTACATAAAAGCTAAACACTAAAAATATGGCAAGCAAGTATGTTCAAGTCTATGAAGAAATATACAACGGCAATGGAGTGATTAACGAACGTGTAAGAATGGTAATGCAGAAGCATTCTGTACCACTTACATTCAAATCATTTCTGCGTATGTATCAGGCGTGGCGCAACCACAACTACGGTGGCGAAAAGTTACAAGACCATGTTCCCGATGTCAGGAAAACGATACAGCCTACCGGGCAGCTTGACAAGTTGAAGTATTCACTAGGTGCATTTGATGAGATAGTGAATGAGTTAAAGCCTGATGTCAATACGTTTGACCTGCCCGCATCACTTGAATCCAACTACCAACCTTACAAGCTACCAATAAATCACAACGACATACTGCTGTTAAGCGATATCCATGTGCCCTATCATAACATACCAGCGTTAACGCTTGCGTTGAAATATGGCCTTGAGAATAACGTAAACACGATACTGTTGAATGGTGATGTTATCGACTTCTATGCCATCAGCCGATTTGAAAAAGACCCGCGCAAAAGAAACTTCGGCCATGAGGTATTGATGACCCGTCAATTTTTAGGCACACTGCGCAAACTATTCCCCAACGCTGCGATATACTACAAGTGTGGCAATCACGATGTGCGCTATGACCACTACATCATGCGCAATGCTCCCGACCTTTTAGGCATGAATGAATTCAGTTTTGAATCGCTTATGCATTTAGATCAACTCAACATCACGTTCATTCCTGACAAGCAAATCATCCGTGCCGGGAATCTTACCATACTACACGGGCATGAACTAGGTGCGTCTGTATTCAGTCCTGTAAACATCGCACGTGGTTTGTTCTTGCGTGCTAAGGACAATGCGCTGTGTGGTCATCACCATCAGGCGAGTGAACACAGTGAACCAAACATAAACGGAAGGTTGACAACGTGCTGGAGTGTGGCGTGCTTGTGCGAGCTGCATCCTGACTACATGCCTATCAACAAACATCATCACGGCTTTGCGCATATCAAAGTAATGGACACAGGTGAGTTTGAGGTGAGCAACTACCGCATCGTAAACGGCAAGATTAGATAATGAAAAAGCCCCCGACGTTTCAGGGGCTAGTCCAATCAATAACATAAAAACAATTTAGAATCTAATCACTGCGGCAAATATACACTATGAAACGCAAACCACATCCGAAAGTAGTACATCGTAAACTTGGACGTGAGCGGGCTCATGGTTTGTATTTGAATAACGTGATAGAGATTGACCCTACGCTAGCACCAATGCGCTACATGATTGTACTCATTCACGAATATCTTCACCACATTCAACCTGAATGGAGTGAGGAAAAGGTGGATGCGGAGGGCGAGGCATTGGGCAGGTTTCTTTGGAAACAGGGCTTTCGCAAGGTGCAGCAATGATGCGCCCACTGCTAAGGATTAGGAACCTATTCAAAACTTATCGGATATACCGGATTCAACTAATTCAGTCGCTAGCCATTCGCGCATCTTACCAACTAACTCGTACTGGTCTTCGGTAAGGTCTTGATACTTTTCAAGGCTGCGCAGGTGCTGCCTGAATTCATCAATCATGTCAAAGTATTTCACACCATTGATAGCGCAATCAAATGCGTGCTGGTCATCGCGTAGATCAAACGTTAGTGTTGCTTTCATCTTGTTCGGTTTTATTTGGTAATCCTGCTTTGCAATCTTTATAGCCTTGATTGTATGAATCATGTATGTGGTTCATTTCAATCGTTTGTGCTGCTACTAAGAATCCTTCCATTTGTGCCCATGTCATTTGTATGGCTTGACCTTTAAACTTTCGTTTAAGTACAAGGTGTAGTCTACGGATTGCGGTTTCTTTTTTCTCTTGGTTCATAGTGGCTTGTATGTTTTGCCTGTTGCAGGATTATATATTACTGTTGTTCCAGTGCCTTCTTTGCATTGCGGTCCTTTCATTTGCTCACGTTCCACATTTAGTAATTCAGACATCGCACGAATAAAATCCCTACCCTTGTTGGTGTGAACATCAAACAAACTTGGTTCATGTTCTTCGACAACTCGCATTGCCTTTTGTAGTAATGTTAATTCGCTCATTCGCTTTTTGTTTTTATTTTCGTTTTGCGTTTCTAAATATTTTTTCAGTACTTGGTACTAATCGGTTTTTGTGAAATTCTGCAATTAGCTGTTTAACTTCTAATGCTTGGTTTATTCGTTTAATTGTCCTTCTAATTCGTGCATCATCCGCTTCATCAGTTGGCATATCGGATAAATATTTATGCCGGAGTAGGCGTAATTCATCTACGCTAAACTGACTGAGTTGCTTTCGGCTGAGTCCCATTGAGTTTTAGTATTTCATTTTTTACATGGTGGTAGTATGCCTTGACTGAGTAGAACTCACCTGTGCCTTCAAAGTCTTGCATGATTTCACTAGGTGCGTTAACCAGTGCTTCATCTACGCAATGCAGTGCGGCGTTGATAGCTTTGATATGCACCTCAGCTAGGTTGCCTTCCTGCTTGCCATTCTCGATGATGTCAAAATAGTTCGAGTACAGTTGCCATGCCTTTTCCTTTGCTTTCATTGTTTAGTTTATTGATTAGTTCGATAACCTGTTCTTTGTTGTAGTAGTGCTGCATTGAATTGCGCACGTGGTCTTTAAGTTGATCTGTGGTCATACATTCAAAGTATTAAGGTATTCACGCCACATCGGTACACGCTCCTGAAGCTTTGCGATTGCATCGGCATCGAACTCTACAACCTTTTCATGTATGCGCTCCTGCACTGGAATATCATACACCCACTCGCTAAGGTCGGTTTCAAGATTTGCATCCGGGTAATCGTTCAGGAATTGCTTCATGTCATAAATCATCGCACGCTCAATGCCTTTTGCTTTCTTTAAAAAAGTAGGGTCTGACT